TTTATTATGTTACAGATTCTGATGGTGATACTATCATATACGATAATGTCTATGGTGAAGATGTAACTTCTTTGAAGCGTCATAAAACAGTAACACCAAAAGCTGGTCGTATGGTTTTCTTTGATGGTTCTAGATATCATTGTTCTAGTCAACCAACTAAATCAGCTCGTTGTATAATTAACTTTGATTTGATTGTGTAATGTGGCGACTCTGGGCAAAAGCACTTGGTGAGAAACACGGTAAAACAGATAAAGAAGCCGATAAGATTGCTATGATAAGAACTGTTATTCTTCTCTTGTATCTTATTACAAACTTCTTTATTGTAGCAGGAGTTATAAGACATTGGTAGCGAATAATTGGATCATACAAGTAGAGCAGGATGAAAATGGCGAACTTCTTTTGCCGTTTCCTCCCGATCTATTAGCACAAATGGGTTGGAGCGAAGGCACTGACCTATTTTGGATTGATAATGAAAATGGAACCTTCACACTACAGGAAAAGAAAAACGATGGAACTGGTGAAACAAAATGACCCTATTCTTACTCGAGTTTGCGAGAATTTTAACTTTAATGATCCTCCTTTCGACCCTATTGAGTTTTCGAAAGAACTTGTTAAATTCATGCATGATAGGAATGGTCTTGGGCTTGCTGCCAATCAAGTTGGAGTTCCTTACCGTATATTTGCTATGCGGGGGTCTCCTGAAAATTTCGTATGTTTCAATCCGAAAATAGTTCAACCTTCAGAACAGGAAGTTGTTCTTGAAGAAGGGTGCTTGACTTTTCCAGGTTTATATGTTAAGATAAAAAGACCTCAGCACGTTAGGGTTCGTTTCACGACTCCTAACGGAGAAACCATCACGAAACAGTTTACAGGTATGACTGCTCGTATCTTTCAACACGAACTAGATCATCTTGATGGCGTCATTTTTTATAACAAAGCCAACCGAATTCATCGAGATAGGGCTTTACAAAAATGGCGAAAAGGGGTAAAATCAAGTATAAATGTTGTTCCGGATTTAAGCTCATATGAATATCTTCTACATCGATAAAGATCCCGTACAGGCTGCTCAGTGGATGGTTGACAAACATGTTGTCAAAATGATCCTCGAATCAGCACAGCTTCTTTCAACAGCACATCGTTTACTCGATGGTCGGCAAGTTATGGGTAAATCCAAAACTGGTCGTAATGCTAAACGCTGGATTCTCGACGATGCTCGCGAACCAGTTATCTATCAAGCTACGCACATCAATCATCCATCTGCTGTTTGGTGTCGTGAGTCTGTTGAAAACTATATTTGGTTAGCAGATCATCTTCATGCGTTGCTGCAGGAATACACATATCGTTACGGCAAGAAACATAAAGTCGAAGGCGACTTATCATACATGCTTTTGTCGCCACCAAAAAACCTAAGCGAATGGGATATGACTCTTATGCCATCGGCAATGGCTGACGAGTATAAGATCAGCACAGATCCCATCGTCAACTATCGTAACTACTACAAAGTCGGTAAAGCCAGAATGCACTCTTGGAAAAACCGTCAACCACCAGAATGGATCAATCAATGAGTAATTTCTACACAGACGTAAAAGACTTTCATATCGCATTCGGTCAGCGAGTAGGTGAAAAACCAGAGCTTCCTGATACGGCTGAACGCACACTTAGAATGAAGCTTTTAGCTGAAGAAATGTATGAGTATACTGTAGCGGAGAACGAAAATGATCTTACCGAGATTGCTGATGCTCTTGCTGATATTATTTACATTGCCTGTGGCACTGCTGTATCTTATGGCATACCTCTTGACAAAGTTTATGCCGAAGTCCATCGTTCAAACATGGCCAAGCTTGTGGATGGGAAGCCGCTCTACCGTGAAGACGGAAAAGTGATGAAGCCTACAGGCTGGACTCCTCCAGATGTTGAAGGAGTATTAAAAAAGTCACATGAAGATTTTATTTGTCGTAATGCGCAGATTACGTTATAATACTTGCATATATAACTAGGGTATTATAACGAAGGAGAAAGTTATGGTTGAAGTTTTAGTAAGACCTAAAATCGATTCTGAAGAAACATTAGGTACTTTTGTCAGTAAAAATTATTATGATCGTGTAATTGAAGATGATTGTGATCTTTATGCAGAGTCAATTGATGGTACTCTTACTGAAGATAATATCATCTTCAAGTTTCGTAAAAACACTTTTACCAAAGAAGAGTGTGATGCAGCATATGCTGGTTTGAGAGATGCAGCAACTGAATCGCAAAATCGTGGTATGGCTGCTGGTCCTCGTGGCGACCAGTTAGGTCAGGAAGGTCGTGGTAATCGCGACTGGGTCACTGCTGAACATCTAGAACTTCTTTCTTTCATTGCTAGACCTCTCAATACCATTGATGATGGTACAACTGTTGAATCAATTCGAGCTAGCCATAAGTTATTTTCGAAAGAAGAAACACGTGGTCAAGTTTGGTTGCGTTCAGAAGTAACTAAAAGATATCCTGAGTATCATGGTTGGTTTGAGAAGTGGCTTGTTAGCATTCATAATATGTCACGTGAAGAACAAATGAAAGAAGCGCAGTATATCATTGATAATTATATCTCTGATACCAACTATGCTCAGTCAGTTATGTCAGGTATTGCTGGTTACTTCGATCGTTACCCTCGTATTCCTCATGGACGTGCTTGTGCTTACAATGAGAAAAATCCAGAGAAGTTTGCGCTTTCGTATCCTTATCTACACAAACTTAACGATCAGTTTAGAGAATTGATTCCCAATCGTTGGAAAGCTCAAAATGAACAAGCCAACAGACTTGACGATAGATTCCGCATTGATGGCACTGTCTTCACTACTCTTACTGTTAACCACAACTGGCGCACTGCATGCCACCGTGATGCTGGTGATCTTACTACTGGCTTCAGTAATATTTGTGGTGTTACTGGTCCAGAGGGTAAGGGCTGGCGAGGTGGTCAGTTTATTTTACCTGAGTACCGCATTGCTATTAATCTCCAGCCTGGGGATATGCTTCTTGTAAACAACCACGAAGGTATTCACGGTAACGATGAGCTTGATCCAAATTATGATAATGATCGTATGACGATTGTTGCTTACTTCCGTGAAAAAATGGTTGAGCTTAAATCTTGGGATTATGAGCAGCTCCGTAAACAGTATGTTGAAGAGCGTCGTCAAAATAAAAATCATAAGTTTCATCGCCCACTTTGGAATGGTGTTTCTCCAGGAATGTGGGAAGATCAAGAGTGGTATGATTATATGTCAGCTCATAATATGCAAAATCCATACGCCAAAGAATCAGCAGCTAGTCTTGAGGATTTCTTCGCTTAATGTGTGGCGTTCTTGGCATTGCCATTAATAACTTTACTGAAGGAGACTACGATTTAGTTCGTAGTCTCTTCATTCAATCCATGATTCGAGGTAAACACGCAACTGGTGTTTCCTATGTCAAAAACGGTCGTGTAAATACAATTAAGGATCCTATACCTGCTGACGAGTGGATTAAAAAACAAGATTTAAGCGAATGGAGGAATGAAGATGGAAATCTCTATTGTGTTGGTCATGTTCGTTATTCTACTTCTGATTTACGTTATAATCAGCCTATGTCAACTGATAAGTTGGGCATTGTGCATAACGGAGTCATATCCCAAGAATCTCCTAGCACGTGGGGTAGTATATATGGTCTCAAAACAGAAACCGCGAACGACTCAGAACTTATTTTGCGAGCAATGGAAGAAGAAATAAATCCATTAGAACACTTTCATCCAGCTTCTATGTCTGTTTGCGCTTTGTATGATGATAAAAGAATTGTTGCTTTTAGAAATGAAGAACGTCCGCTCTATTTTTCTTTTGCAAATAATATAACGGTGTTTGCTTCAACTGCAGATATCTTAAAAAGATCTGGTGTGAAAGAAGCAACAAAAGTTCCGATGTATCGAATACTTACTGTTGACAAATTTAATGTTTCAGGTTATAATATAAAAACTTACGTTGAGGATTTACAATGAAAAAGTACGATAGAAATACCTTTACTTATGGTTTCGAAATTGAATGGGGCGACATTGATCGTAATATGCCTATTCCTCCAGAGCTTGGTGCTTGGGAGTATTGTGAAACTGATATTATTAATCTCCGCGAACCTTATCGTGGTCTTGGTTCAGATCCAAAGGGTGTTAATCCTCCAGTCGGTGGTGAGATTAATATGAAGCCGACAAAGACTATGGAAGAGCAAGTCGATAACATCATGAAGATTCATGATTTGTTTGTTGCTCATGGCACACCTCCGACTGCTGGTTGTGTGAATCACGGTCATCTTCACATTCATGTTCCAGGATTGACTGAAGATATTGATGCTCTTAAGAGACTTTCACGTTATCTTCGCGACAATCAACATATGACTATTGATCGTTGTTATCAGTTCCGTGTTATGCCAAATATGGAAATGACAAAGACCGCAAAAACTTATCTTAAGCACGATGGTGGTCGTATTATGCCTGATTGGTTAGCAACCAACCTTGCAACTGTCCCTGTTGACTTTGAAGATTGGATTCGCGTCCATTGTTGTGGTAAAGATGCAGTAACTCAGTCACGTCCTTTTAGATATGGAATTCACACATATGCTCTCAAAAATTCTCGCACCGTTGAGTTTCGCTGTTTCCGCAGTTCTGTCAAGCGCGAAGAAATTTATGATTCGTTCAGGTTCGCTGCTGATTGGATGGATGCTGCTCTTAATGATGGTCCTGACGTTCAAGAACTTTTCTTATTGAATGAATATAAGTTCCCACCATTTGAATATGATCATGAGATGTATATGGGTTGGGAAAAGACCAAGTATGAACGCACTGATCGTAACCTCGATGATGAAACTGCCGAGAAGCTTGGTCTCAATAAGCTTGGTAAGTCTCGTAAATTTCTTGAAGTATGATATACAAAACGCTTGACAAATCTGAATATTTAAAGTATCATAATACTCTGGTTGGGAAAGACTTGAAGTTTTCAAAAGTAGCCATCGGAATGTGGGACTTTATGAAAGCTTGGGAAACTTGGCCACCCAGAGTGTTAGAAGAAAACGGCGAGATCCTCTCTGTTTGCTTCATGAAAATCTCTGGTCAAGCTAAGTCTAAAGTTCTTTTCATTTCGAATATCTTTACTCCGACTCCAGGTCGTGGTAAAGGTTCTGCTAGAGAAATGTTGCACCGTAACATCCTCGAAGCAGTTGAAGTAGGAGCCACTAGCATTCG